GGTCCAGGACCCCTTGGCTATATCTATTCCATTACGACCTTTTATAGTACTACATGTACACCAGTGCCGTGCAATGTATGCGTTTGCCCATCATCTGGCACAACTGGATGCGACTACTTTGCAAATACTGGTACATGTTTCGGTTAATCTATATAAAAATATAACGAAGGAGAAATATGAAAAATGCAATGGAAGACCCAATAGCGAATGCGGACACATATTCGTTTTTTGCTTTTGTAATAGATGGAGAAGTTGTTTTAATAAATGCAATAGAAAAGAGACTTGAGATGGTTGATGCTATATATTCATCTAGTCCAGTAATAGTTAGGTTGACTGTTGAGCAATCTGGCTTTGTTACTCAAGGGCATCTCTATGATGGAGAAACCTTTTTTGCACCGTTGGAGGTCTAATGTCAGCCTGGACTGAATACAAGAAAAATTTAGGTACGACAAAACCCTGGGATTATTTGAATCCCGACATAGAAAGGGCGAGTAGTGAATTAGCAGAAGAAAGAATGTCAATATGTCTGGGTTGTCCAGAGCTTATCCAGTTGACTAAGCAATGCAAAAAGTGCGCTTGTTTTATGAATTTAAAGACAAAAATAAAAGATGCAAAATGCCCAATTTCTAAGTGGTAAAATATGATAGCGACACACGATAATTTCCTTGACTTAGATACCTGTAACTATTTAACTGATTTAATTAAAAATAATAATGAATGGGGAAAGATAAATCACCCGTTTTGGGTTAACCGAGTAATGTCGTTTTCTTCTTTAAAACAGTGTGATAAAGAATTAATATCGGATATAAAGAATAGAATTACTAATTTTATTAAAGAAGCATATGAATTAAACGCTATATATTGTAATACTATTGATATAGTTAAATGGGAAATTGGCTGGGAGCAACCTCCTCATATGGATGCTTGTGAAGGTTTAGAGTTTAGAGACTTAGGCTCAGTTATCTATTTAAATAATACCTTTACTGGAGGTCAAACTTATTATGTTAATAAAAAGATTGATGTTAAACCAAGTATTGGCAAATTAGTTGTACATCCAGGTGCTAAGGAATATACACATGGGGTAACTAAGATCACAGATGGGACTAGATATACCGTAGCTTCATTTTGGTCTAGACAAGAAGATAAAGAAATGTCGTTTAGCGGTGTCAAGTGAGTGATTACATTAATTCTAAAGACAATGAGATTCCAGATAACACTATTTTAGTTGTTCCTCATGTGCTGGATAGTGATGGGGATTATTTAGAAATCATTGAATCATTGGTTGGGAATAAAAAGAGGGATTGGTTTACAGACCATTTCTATTATTGTCTCCCTCTGGTGACAGGTAATCAATACGGGTTTATAGTTAAAGCAGCTTTTAGTTTTACAGCAGTCTGGGCAGGTGGGGAAAATCCAGTTGTTATATGTTATGGAGAAGATTACAATGACAAACAGATTATCAATGATCATTTTAAGAACGGGATTATAACAGTGCAGAACCGATTTGCTCTTAAAACCCCGCCAAACATCAATTTAATGACCGTACAGCCTTCTAATTACTATATTAGCAATTTGGTAGCCATGAACGCAGTTGTAGAAACTGACAATCTTAGAAGAGACTTTACTTTTAATTTAAGGGTAATGTCGCCAGATACGCCCGTTGTAGTTAAAGCTGGCGATCCACTGGCTGGGTTTATCCCAATTCCAAGGGGAACAGTAGAAAAGTATCAACTTAGGTTGATAACAGATATCTTTACTAGGGATCAGCACGCTTTGGAAGTAAATGAATCTAACACTTTGGGTGTAGAAAGAGAGACAAAAGATAAGATTAAGCCCCATGCGGCGGGTCGTAGATATTTTAAAGGTACCCATACGAACAATAGTGTATACCAAAACCATCAAAAGACCCTAAAAGGTAACGAAATTACAGATATAATAGGAAGTAAATAATTATGGCATTTGAACCATCAATCTTTGAGCAACAGAGAAGAAACATCTTTGCGCAGTATACGCAGCAGGCTGCGCTGAATGCATACCAAAAATACCTTGCCGAGACAAGGGCTCAGCAACCCATTACTCAACTGTCCGAGGCTGCATTCGGGTTTACACCTACAGGCGGTCTTGGTGAAGTCCCCAGACTTACATCTTCTTATGCGAGAAGGGGTTTGACTGGTCAAAATATGCGCTCTGGTGTTTATCAAAATGCTTTAGACGCTTATACTAAGAATAGAGCAAGAGAAATGGGTAGCGCCCAGCGAGGGTTAACAGATATCACAAGGGGTTATAATATGACGGCTGACAATCTTTTGTCAAATCAACAAAATCAATTATTGGATTTAGAAGGTGTAAAATCTAGACAAATAGCAGAAGACGCACAAGCGCTGCTCAGGTTGCGATAATCTATATGTTAAAGACTAAAGACAATATAATTATAAATATAAAATTCTGCACTAAATGTGGTGAAACTAAGCCAATTGACCAGTTCTATAATAATTGTACTCAGGAAGATGGTTTGCAAAGTCAATGTAAGAAATGTACTGCTGCTAATAATATTAAATGGCAGAGGGCAAATCTAGCGAAAGCAGTCGGCTATTCCGCTAAATGGGCGGCAAAAAACCGCGAACATGTGAACGCCTACACCCGCACACAGTATTTGCTTAATCCAGAAATGTTCCGAACAAATAGGCAGCGTCGTATTAAGCATGGAGTAGAAAATGAAGTTTTTATTGTAACCGCCAAAGAGAAAAAAGCAATGAAAGATAAATTGTGCTATCTGTGTGGGATTACCCCATCAAAACACATAGACCATATAATCCCTATTTCAAAAGGGGGCCGCTGGTCTGTTGGTAATTTAGCTGGTGCTTGTAAAAGTTGTAATTCAAGCAAGAACAATAAATATCTTATAGAATTTAAATACAGAGCCAAAATGGCTAAGACGAAAGAACCAAGGTTAAGGTAAGATATGGCACTAGGAATACAATATTATGGGAAGCCAGCTAAGAAGCCAGCGATCCTTACGACTGTTGAGGGTGGTGAATTTGATGCAACAGGTGGCGGTAGTGGTTTGATAACTACTCCTAAGCCAGCAACCGCAGCAAGCGCGTCTTCGGGTCAAAATGCTCAAACAGCAGCAGATCGTCTTGCTTGGGATATTTGGAATGCTCAGCAAAAAGCAGCAGCAGACGCAAAGAAACTTAGCGACCAAGCAGCAGTTGATGCCGCCGCTTTAGGTGCTTCAAAGGCTGGGGCTACTTCAGCTTATGATTATATTAAAAGTTTAATGGGACAAGGTGTTCCAAGTGCTATTACTGGCAATATTGATGAACAAAGCAGGGCGGGAAAGGAATATATTGATACTACAGCAGCCAACTTGCTCACGAGATTGACTGGTGCAAGAGATACGGGTCAAGGTATCCAAGATACTGGCTTTGCTAATTACCTTTCTTATCTACAAAACAATGCTCCAACAGCATATGCAGGCGCTCAAAATGCCTCCCCAGCGGTTGCTCAAAATACTTTAGCCGCCTACATGCAAGCAAGAGGCCTTGATCAAAGTGCAGCCAATCGAGAATTAGGCAATGTAGACGCAGCCGCAGTTGGCGGGGCAAGTAATTATAATCAATTGTTAAATGTTCTAAGAGGGGCAGAAGCTTCTGGACAAGAATCACGATTGAGTGAACAGCAAATGGCAAAGACTTTGGCTGACGCTCAGTTGCAATCAATTTATGGAGCAGGCAGAGCAGGTGTTGAGCAACAGCAATTAGGCTCTCTGGCTGAGCTTGCTAGCAGAATTCAAAATGCTCGACTTACCGCTCAAAGTGACGCTAGTGGTCGTGATCAATCGTTGCAAGATGCATTGGCTAAATTACTTGGCACGGGTTATATTCCCCCAGCCCCAGCCCCAGCCCCTGTAACTGGTGGCGATGTCACAGGTGGAGACACAGGTGGAGACACAGGTGGAGACACAGGTGGAGACACAGTTGTTCCCCTACCTGGCCCTGTACCAAACACTGCTGGATATAGTTTGAAAAATGGCGTTCTAGTTGCAAACCTCGGTAAGGCTGCTCCAGGATATGATAAGCCTACGGTTGCAGAGCTTGCTAAGAAGCCAGCTACTGGTACTGCTCCCGCTGGTACACATTGGGAATGGAATGGCAATAAGTGGGTTGCCGTTCTCAACAGGAAGTAATTCATGGCAAATAAAATTGTCCAACGCTTAATTAGTGCTGGTGCATCACCAGCTCGCGCACAAGCCTTTGCTCTTCAGTTTGCGAAGTCTCTCCCAGGAGCAAAGCCAAAAGATATTCAAGATGCATTTGACAAGCAATTAGCAGACTTCTCTGACGCTTATTTTCTAAATACTTTTAAGCCGAATAAACTTGTCGGTGAAGAATTAGATAATTATATTGATATTTCTTATCCCGACAAATTAAGTCAATTTGAAGCAATTTCTTGGAAGAAGGCTCCCAGCCTATTAAAGATTTTAACAAAATATCCTAATTTAGCGAGTATTCCTGACGATAAAATAGATACTTTGGATGCACTAATTGTAAAGAAAGTTTGGGTTGACCAACTTCCTATTGGTGGTGTTTTATCAGTAGTCCAAGCGCACCCTCTCGCTGGGCAATTTAAAGATCTTGGGGCCGCTTTGGTAACAAAGTATTTCGGTGAAGAGACTGGTCAATTGGCAGAATATAATAAACTTAAAGACAGTTTTGTAAAATCTGATAAATATTTGAAAGTTAACTTACCTCACCCAACCTTAAAGTATGGGAATAAAACAGATTATACATTAGGAACAGTTGACTACAAAACACATCCCTCTGTTCCAGGCATACTAAAAAAGGAACCAAATTATGCTGATCTTTCAGGGATAACAAATACCTACGGGGCTAGATATCAAGCACAAGCAAATTCTCCTATTGAACAAGGAATTCTTAATCGATTGGTTAAATCTGGTGCAACTCCTTTCCTTGATGAAGTGAAGCGCAGGGAGTTCCTAAAAGGAAAGAGCATCAAATAATGGCAAAGCTTACAAAGCCGCCAATACCGCCGATTACTGTCCCTTTTACTTATCCCAAAAGAGGAAGTGGAATTTCAACGGCTCCAATACCAGTTGACCCAGCCCCCGCTGCTATTGCGACTATCACCCCGACTACTTTCCCTAAAAGAGGAAGTGTCGCCCCATCTAATACACCCGCGCTAGTCGGCCCACAGGTTTCAGACTGGACTAAAATTCCTGGTGCAAATATAGAGCCTTATAAAAATGCTCTTAATGATCCAGGCATAATGAAAGCAGAGATTGCCTTAAATCAACAGAGATACGCTGCTGCTAGAGCAGGAGTTCCAAAAGATGTTGTTGATACGATTGCTGCTGGTGGTAAGCCAGCTCTCGGGTGGAGAATTCTAGGCAAAGTAATTGGGTTTGATATTATGCCAGACACCTTACCGCTTACTAGATTTATACCTGGTCGTGGAGATACTAATATTGGATTGCCAAGTCAAATACAAACAGCTAAGCCAATTGAACAAACAGTTTTACCAACAATAACAACTTTGGATAGCGGTCGCCGCATGATCTTATCAACATTAAAAGAAGTAGCAGATGAAGTTGCTGTTTGGCGTGGTACCCGCCCTCGTGGTGTTGACAATAATTATAGGTCAGGTGCTGGTGGATTTAGTTTGGATGATCTTTTTGCGCAACAAAAACCAGAGGCTGGAATTGGCTATGGGATGTTGGTTGGAGATATTACAGGGAATAAATGGGCTAACAGGGCGATTGGTCTTCTTGGTGATGCCTTCTTTGATCCAGTTAGCTGGGTAACAGGCCCAGGTGGATTGGCTTCATCGACTGCTTCAAAGGCCGCAATGAAAGGCGGAACTGCAGCAGGAATAAAAGCAGTCGCATACGAAGCAGAGAGAACTGTTGCTCTTGTTGCAAAAAAGGTTGCACAAGAAGAAGCTATCCGTATAGCAGCAGATATAACAGCAACTGCGGCACAAAAAGCAGCGGCAAAGGCAGCGGCAAAGGCGGCTGCATCCAAGTTTGAAACTATTACTAGAGATGTCGCTCAAGAGTCTGCTAGAAGAATTTATGGTGCTAATGCAAGAGAGGCTTTGGCTGAAAAGGTTCGTTTAATAAGAGCTGAGGCTCAACAAGAAATTGCTGACGGTGCAAAAGGTGCAGCAAGAGAGTCGGCAGAAAATGCTGTTGCAACTTTAACTGATGATGTTATTGCCAAAATTGCTGAAGAGGGATACGCATCAATTTTGCCATCGATTCCTAAACTGTTAACTGGTAAAACAACCGATGTTGCAGATCTTTTGGGATTGCGAGGTAATTTAAGAATTGTTAACCCATTGAGTCCCTTTGGTATTGGGCCAAAGAAAGCGCTTATCCCTGGCACAGCAGGCTTTACTGGATTGATTGGTAAAGGTGTAGTAAATGTTCCTAAGCCATTATTTATTTTGAGCAGGATTGTTCCTCGCGGTGAGGGCGGTCTGTTTGGGTCAGAAGATATTTATAATATGAGGCTTCAGCTTCGCTCTAAGGGGAGAACAGGTGGTGTTGAAGGGGTATCTCCTGCTCAAGCCGCTGAACTGCTTGCAATGGATAAGACATTCCGTTCTCGTTTACAATTTGTAAGAAAAGCTGTTGGCACAGAACTTGCGGATGCTATAAAAGAGGAAAGTCCTGATCTGTTAAATGGCATAGGCAAGCATCTTCAGACGCTAGAAGCACAATGGGCTGCGAAGGGCTTACGAGATTTAACCCCAGCAGAAAGAACTGCTTATGAAAAAATAAGAACTGTAATGGATAATTTTTATACTCAGATGCAAGATACTGTAACCGATCCATTTGTAGGCATAGGTACAACTTATGGGAAAGTAGCTGATTATTTTCCTCGTGTTCAATCAGAAAAAGCAGTCAGATGGGTTGCCAATAATGCTCGACAGGTAGAAAAGCTTGCTGCTGATTTAGGCATTGACTCTACTAAATTTGCTGCTGAAATTAAAGATTTAACTGTTGGAGATAAATGGTTTAAACATGTTCTTACCGCTGATGACTTAGATGGTGGGATTGAAAGGCTTAACCAAATCGCTATAGACTCTAACATAATTAAGTTTGATTTCTTTACAACAGATGTTAAAGAAGCGTTGGCTGGATACGCAAATACTCATGCAAGAAATCTTAGTTGGGCATCCGTTGTTGGTGGTGCACCAACTACTACGGGGGACTCTGGAATTCCAGGTATTAGCAGAACGAATATAGGAACTAACCCAGATCTAGCTGTGCGCCCAACAGAAGGATTTATTGGTGCTATGAAACCAATTGTTAGCCGTCTTGAGAGCACAATAAAGCGATTGACATCAGATGCCATTGCTCCATGGGACAAGAGCACACTAGATAATCTTGTTAATAGCCTAGATGGATTGAAGGCTAGACTGTCTGCCCCTGCAATTGTAAGGGCGGAATTTGATGACGCTGTAAGGAATGTGCAAGAAGGTATTACCAGAATTGAAAGAGGTCTTGCTGATGGTTCAATAAGCCCACCGATAGCTGCATTAGCACAAGATGAACTGCAATTCTATGCAGATAATATTGCACAGCAAATGAGTGATATTAAACTTGATATTGTTGCTGGCTCAGCATCGAGATGGAAAACTGTTTTTAAAAAAGTAGAAGATGGATTTACAATTATTAATAATTTTGCAGATCAAGCAGACAATGTTGCAGTTAGAGATGGTATTCTAGAAATATTTACAAATGTTAGAAGATTGGATGACCCTGCATTTGCTAAGCTGGCGGATAGAGCGTTAAAGGATTTGAACCAATTCTTTAAATCGTATGTTGTTGCAACCCCTGGATTTCATGGTCGTAATGCACTAAGCAATGTGATTGGAATGATAGCGGCTGGCGGTAATCCGCTTGACTCTGCCCAAGGCATCAGAATGTACTGGACAATTAATGAGTTTGCGAAGAAGGGTGCAACCTTTGAAGATATTGTACAAATTTTAGTTGATAAAAAGATTATTCCAAACACTCCAATTTATAGGACGGCTGTAGAACAATCATTCTCTGTTTCTGGGGCAACAGGATTTGGGCAATTTGGTGAAGTTGCTCAGGCTACGGGGCTTGGTAAAGTTGGCATTACAGGTGGAACAAGAACAACCAAGCCAGTCTTGTCCCAACTTTCTGCAATCCCTGGGTCCGTGCTTGGGGCCTCTCGCAAACTTGGTTCTAGTATTGAAGAAGGCATGCGTTTTGGTTTAGTTTGGGATGGTATTAAAAATGGTATGGACCCACAAACTTCAGCGGCTCGTGCTTCTAAATTCATGATTGACTACAATGATTTGTCTACACTTGACCGCAACATTAAACAAATAATTCCATTTTGGATGTGGATAAGTCGCAACATACCTTTGCACATGGAAAATATGTGGACAAACCCAAGAACATATCAAGGCTATGCAAACTTCCGTCGTAACCTTGAGGACGAAGAGGGCACCTCCCCGTATGTACCAGACTTTTTGAAAGAGACTGGCGTATTTAAATTACCTAAATTACCAATAATAGGTGATGCATATTTCAAACCCGACTTGGGAATTCCTGGTGCTGGTTCTGTATCACCAATACAAGATTTGATGGATGATCCACTTAAATTACTAGGAAGAGTTACCCCAATCATTAAAACACCACTAGAACTATTAGCCGATAAAAAATTCTTCAGCGGTGCACCTATCTACTCTAAAGTCCCACAAAATAAACAAGCTGAAATTTTTGCCTATATGATTCGTCAAATGGGTTCTCCAATATCACCAATACAAAGATTAATTGCTGCAACTCCAGCAAGACGCAATAAGCTATTCCAAATTATCACTGGTAACAAAGAAAATCTTACTGACCCAGGTGATGAAGAAATGAACTCTTTGTGGTCATATATGGGTCTCCCCGCATTTAAACTTAGGCCAAAGCAAGAACAAAATGAAGTCTGGAGAAGGTTCTATGAGTTGCTTGGTTTAACAGATAAGGCTGAGGCCAAAAAGAAGACGGATAAGACTAAGGCGCTAGAAGAATATCTAGCTAATTTGGAAAAAGGTAATAAGATCCCTTAAGGGTAGGAGATTAAATGATTATGAAACTAAGTAAAGAACATAATGCAATGCTTGCGTCATATGCGAGAAGCACACTAGCTGCTGTTCTAGCGGTTACTGCTACTGGTAATTATGCAACAGATGACTTGGTTAAAGCAGCAGTTGCTGCGCTCCTGCCAGTTGCAATACGCTGGGTCAATACAAAAGACCCTGTATTTGGAAGAAAAGCTTCTTAAATATAGTACAATTGATAGTGTAAGATTAATATATCAGTGTAGTTGAAGCAACCAATCGGATTCCAAACCCGACAAAGTAGGGGCGGTACCTACCGCTGGTGCGAGGACAATGCCCGTGGACCAAGTTGGGACTTGGACTTCATTTGTAACGAAGACATAGCAAGTTCGAATCTTGTCGTGGGCTCGGCGGGTGATGGCTGGAAATTAGGCCGTGGTGTTCATGGACCCCAGCTATTACCCCAACCCAATAATATCTGCACATAGCTCAGTCGGAAGAGCACCTGTTCGAAAAGCAGGGTGTCGGTGGTTCGATTCCATCTGTGTAGGCCAACCAACCAAACAGGAGGTACCCTTTGCGTACTCATATATTTTTAGCAATTTTATTTATTATTTCTATATTTCCAAGCCAGCCAGCACATGCTCATTCTTTATATTGCCCGCAATGGGAAAAGAAGATTGTGGAAGCGGGCTTACCATTAGTTGAGTTTGACAAAATAGCTCATCGTGAATCAAGATGCAGGATAAAGGCCATCAATATTATCTGGGATAAACAGGGTAATATTATTTGGGCATTAAACAAAAATAGAAGTTATGATTCGGGATTATTCCAGATTAACTCTATTCATCATCAATTGGTAAAGAAAGTGTGTAAGGGTGATCTATCACAACTATTAATCTTAGATTGCAACTTATCTGTTGCTAAATCTTTGTATGATGATTACGGGTTGAAGCCGTGGAGATTGCTTTCACCACCATCATTGCCTTCATCTTCATTCTCTAAATAGTCACTAACCATTTCTACAATTGCATCCACGAACCCGCTCATAAACGCCTCAGACTTCTTGTATCTTCTGTCTAGTGATCGAGCAGTGTGGGCGTGATAAACAAACTCACGACATTGAATCTTATTAAAGGTAAAGAACAAATTAATCCCTTCATCTGAATCTCTAATAATCCCCGAAAAGGATTCTTGCATTTCAGTAAGTTCAGCATCATTAAATATGCTCATTTCCCATTGGTCTGACATATTATCCTTGTCCCTTAAATTCTGCTACCGCTACGGGGAGAATGTCTCCACACACATAGCGGATATGCCATGGCTCAGAGGGAACAACTTCCCAACTCCACCCAAACTTTTTAACATTGGCAATTAACCAATTTAATATCTTTGGGCTTGAAGCGTGTGCAACATCTACTGCAATACCAAGATTGTGCATACTCTTGCCTGGGGTAGCCAACATCGCCATGCCTTTCTTCAAGTACCAAGTTTTCCCCTCGAATGTTTTAGTACTTGTGCCTACAATCTGCTTCAATTGGTAGCGTCGTAGAAACCCTCGCTTTTGTGTTGAATAACTACGGTAGCAATCTCCTGCACTCGTCGGAGCAAGAACTACTCCGTCTGCCTTTGCTGCTGTAACCATTGCTGCCCAAGCTAACGCGGCGGTGTGATGGAGTCTGCCTCCCCCCATTGCATTAACCAAAAGATGATTTGGCAACTTGCCAGGGGTTATTCCCTTTAAATCTGCGGGTAAATTTACGCGGACTATATAATTCCAAGGTACTTTCATATTGTTAGTCTCCGTATTGCTCCTTAATACAATCTACTCCTAAAAGTAGTTGTTTAAAATTCTCATAGGCAATATTTTTTAATCTCCAAGCATGAACATTAGAAATGCCCATTCTCTTACCCAGCTCAACAAATGTAATTCTTTCATAACCTATTGCCTCAATTATAAATTTGTCCTGTTCAGACAGCTTTTCAAAGATATCTAACACTACTTCTTCTATTTCATCTACAATTTCTCTACTTTGGGCTGGCTCATTGTGTGGAACTGCTTCCATCAATGCTTGCATTTGGCTGTCTGGTTGTCTAGATGGTAAAAGATTAGAAAGAATGTCCATATCCATGGGAATCTCTCTACTATTAGTGAAACTCATAACATTCGGGCAACGCTACTTACAACAATAATGATCCATATTTGTGCTGATAGTAAAATTACAAAACCAACTGCTAATTCTAGTGCTATTTTAATTATTTTAAACATATTGCGCCCCTCCTTCGTGGGTTTAGATTGCCCGCAGATGCCCCTCAGATCACTTCTAAGCGATTTAAAAGCCGTTTATGTGTCTTTGGTGCTCTTTGGTATCTTTATTTCTTTGGTTCTTTGGTGTAGTCCCATTTAGAGTGCAGGGCACACTTGCTGTCTTCATTATAAATTGACAATATGGTTGTACAATCTTTTGTTTCACAAACTCTTGGTTTTTTAATTAACTGCAACAATTTGGTCTTCTTTCTATATAGTTCTGCCTTATCTTTGTGACATATTTTACAAGTAATCTGTGTTCTATTATTTTTTACCCAAACATATAGATTATCTTCCGTTAATAAATGATCACGCTTACATTTCTTTATTATATCTTCCATCTTACTACCTCTTGTACACCTTAAGATTATTTACTTGACGGTCATCATCATAAGCGACTGTATTTAAGGCATCCAACACTGCTTTAGCTAGATTATCTGCATCCCCTTTCAATTTTGACTCGTTTTTAATTTCCATAATGCTAATAGTAATACTATTCTTCTTAAATGTCAACTCGACTTCTATCAGCCCATCAAACTTAGGTCCCTGGGCATCAATATAGAATTGTTTAACTGCGTCTTCGTACTCTCTTGTTTTTTTGTCAGTGTAGAAATGACCACCCCTACCTGCTCTCGGTCTACCTTTAGACTTGGGCGGGATAGGAATAGTTAAAGAGTATTTATCGGTCACGCTGCTGTTGAAGATCTTTAAAAGAAATCATATTGGTAGTGACATTCCCACTAGATTGCATTTTAGGAGTAGACGCAACTGCTGTTTTTGATGTGCCTGTTACCAAACCCATCATAATCTCTTCTTGACTTTTTACAATAGGGATACTTCTACCCCCAGAAGTGTTGTATTTACCCCTTGGTGCTTGTGTATCAGAGGTAAGTGATTTAAGAACAACTGGAAAGGCTGTGTTATAAAACTGCAGGGCTTCCTCAATACTATTTGCTAGGTTTATAGATTTTACTAATTCACAAGCAATTTTGCCTGCCGTTTGTCTTACTATCGATTCATTTATTTCTGACATAATTTCTCCTTGTTATTTAATTGCGGCTATTTAACCGCGAAACAGCGTAGATCTGTCCATAGTGTTTCTGTTACTACTGCATTAAACCCGCACTTGGTAAGTGCTTGGGTTAATTCAAATTCTCCAATATTATGATAATGTTCCCAATCTCTGATCGGGCCAGTATCAATAGCGCTGTGTGGGGCTCGCCCTTCGCCTGCCATAGTCGCTATGAATATTCCATCAATTTTTAAATTAATATAACTGTGATGAATTACTTGCTTCCAATGTTCACAATGCTCAAAGGTTTCTGCCGTAACGATTACATCGTATGCTTCGGGGTTAGAGTATGTAGCAGCATCAGCTACTAGGTCAACACCATTCCCTGGTTGGACATCTAATCCAACATAACTTTTGGCAAAAGGGGTGAAGTAACTCTTGATAGAACCATTAATGTTAAAGCTGCCTAGCTCTAGAACATCTAATTTCTTTCTATCCTCTTCATTTCTCCACGAATGGAAAGTTTTGAATATGTAGTCGCTGGCTGCTAAATGCATTATTTACTCTCCGTTAAATGTTTCCAGGTCTTATCGGAAATAATTCTTTGTATAATTCCCTGTGAAACTTTAAATTCTATTGCTAGAGCGCTTTGGCTCTTCTTAAGTGTACTCCACTTATAGCGAATAAGTTTTACTTGTTCTTCATTTAATTTAGATAAATGGTGATGAGAACCTCTCCTTATGCCATTTAATTTAGAAAGACTCATCTCTGGGTTTGCAATATAAAGATGCTCTCGTTTGCAACAAAGTCTATTGTTACAAGTTTGTTTAATAATTGTAGCTTTATTAATTGGTGCGACCCATATATTATATGCAGACCATTGAGCTCGTTTTTTAACTCTAGAATTAATAGTTATTAATCCAAAGCCCTCTGGACTTTGTGCACCCATCCATATCAAACATCCATCCATTTCTTTCAAATAATTATTCATTCTCTCTTCGATAGTCCCCCTCATTATTTACTCAGCCTATTTTTACGCTTTCGATCACAAGCACGGCAATGTCTACTACCCTTGTATATGCGTGTATTTTCTTTGCTATCTAATTCTTTAATATTAT